CAGGACGTTCGCGTCGAGGTTGATTACGTCGAGAATTAATTTTTTGCAGTCCCCTCGGTGAAAGCCGATTTCAGCCCGGCGCATTATCACGCTGGGCTTTTTTTTAAGGTGGTACCATGACATCAGCCGTGTCAATCTGCTCAAATGCCTTGCTGCTGCTTGGTGATTCCCCTATTTCCAGCTTTGACGAGGCCAATGACCGCACGCGGGCTGTGTCAAACCTCTATTCATACAAGCGCAACCGTGTGTTGCGCCTGCATCCGTGGAATTGCGCATCAAAACGCGTGGTGTTATCTCCCGATGTTGACGCCCCTCCCTTCGACTGGTCCTATCAATTCACGCTGCCGGATGACTGGCTGCGCAATATCAGCGTTGGACTGAAAGGCTCAACGGATGATTTTCTGATCGAGAATAAAAAAATCCTGATGAATACGAATATCTGCCGGTTGCGTTACATATGGCGGAATAATGCTGAGGAAACTTGGGATGCACTTCTAGTTGATGTAATGACACAGGTTATGGTTGCCGCGCTGACCTACACAATCACAAAATCAACCGCAAAGCAGGCAACAGAGGAAGAGATTGTTAAAGCTGCGCTTAAGTTGGCGCGTAATGTTGACGGGCAAGAAAGCGCACCTGAAACACTTGGCGATTCTCCATTATTGGGAAATAGGTACAGATAATGAAATTCAAGGGGCTACAAGGTACATTCAGCGCAGGCGTGTTATCACCGGAAGCGATGGGGCGTGTTGATATTGCGCGCTATCCACATGCAGCTAAGAAACTACGAAATATTATTTGCCGTACGCTTGGCGGCGCACAAAAACGTTTTGGTATGCAGTACCTTGCTGCAACAAAAAATTCAGCGAATAAGTCCCGCTTAATCCCATTCATTATCAGCAAAGACCTTGCTTATATGCTGGAAGTTGGTGTTAATTATATAAGGGTGTTTTCATCGACGGGAACACCAATCGGCGCACCTTACGAAGTTGCAACACCATGGACAATTGCGCAAGTGCTAGAGATGGATTACTCAAGCAATGATGATGCAATGTACGTATTTCACAGTGCCGTATTCCCATACAGAATAAGATGTTTTACAGATACACAATGGGATGTATCTGCCGCTCCATTTACTACGTTACCATTCGATGAAATAGGTGATTATCCATCCACTATAATAACACTTTCTTCTAATACTATTGGCCCAGGAAGAACTATGTCAGCGGTTGGAGCAACATTCCTGGCCTCAGATGTTGGTCGCGCTGTGACATATAGCGGCGGATTGGCTGTCATTACAGGATATACAAGCACAATATTGGTGACTGTTGAGGTAAAAATAATTTATCCAAGCGTAGATATCCCAGTTAGATTATGGAATTTGGACTCTTCGCCACAAACAACCCTATCACTAACCGGCGCAGCTACACCCATTGGCAGCGCCATCACATTGACACTTGCAGCCGCTGGATGGCGGGTTAATAATACGATCGGGAAATATGTAAGAGTTAACGGTGGGTTAGTTAAAATTACAGGCTATACATCAGACACTGTATGCAATGGCATTGTGATGCGTGTTCTTACTTCGCTGACTGCTGCTCCTGCACTTTCATGGACACTTGAGGATTTTGTCTGGAATAGCCGCGATGGTTACCCGAGCACAGGGACATTTTACCAGCAGCGCATAGTTGCAGGTGGATCAACAAAATACCCACAAAAAATATGGGCTAGTAAATCAGGAGAGCCATTAGAATTTACACCCGGTGTAAATGACGATGATTCATTCTCGTACACACTATTGGGAGAGGATGATCAGGTCAATAAAATAAATTATCTGGTTTCCTCAAAACGTCTAACAGCACTGACCTACGGGCGAGAGTTCTCAATTTATGGCGGTATTGAGAAGCCACTTACCCCGACAAATATTCAAGTCGATCCATCATCTAAACATGGTTCTGCTATAGTAAGACCTGTGCAGGCAAATAAAGAAACGCTTTTTGTACAGCGTGCGGGTAAGAAGATTATCGCTATTGGAAATACTGCAGTAGATGATAGTGGACAATCAACAGATATTACAACACTTGCGAACACGATCACTGAATCAGGCATAGCCAGTATGGCATTTCAGCAGGAACCAGAACCGATAGTATGGATTGCGCTTAACAGTGGACGATTGCTCAGTGTGACGCTGGATCGATCGCTTGAGGTGATTGCATGGAGTGACCACGAGACAGACGGCGCGGTGGAATCTCTCGCGGTGTTACCATCGGGCGCAGAGGAACAGGTATGGATGATCGTTCGCCGCTCGGTCAATGGCGCGTTTGTGCGTTATGTCGAGCGCATGAAATCAAGCTGGTATCCTATTTATGGCACCGCTACCCCAAGCCTGGATGTATTCCCGCCAGGCGATTACCCCGTGGACTGGGGATTTCAGCTTGATTGCGCGATTACAGGCGATGATGCAGTGGGAAAAACGGTGTGGGATGTACAGCACTTGAAAGGGAAAACGGTGCGTTGCTTGGCAGATGGTGTAGATATGCCGCCAATGGTGGTTGATGTCGGTACTGGGCAAGTGACACTACCGCGTGCGGCCAAACGCGTACTGATCGGGCTGATGTACAAGCCTACTATTATCATGCTGACGCCCGAGGTGCAGACTGGCACTGGCTCTATGCAATCTGATGCGCTTAGTATGAATGAAGCCGTAGTGCGGGTGCACAATACCATCGGATTATCAGTGAACGGCGATCAGGTATTACCTGGCCGGATTATTGGCCCTACACAGCTTGATGTTGCCCCGAAATTATTTACAGGTGACAAGTCAATATCAACACTTGGCTGGGCCAAGGGTAAAGCAGAGATGACCATCACGCAGGACGATCCTTTCCCTTTCCATCTACTGGCTGTGATACGCTCTATTTCATCGAATCAGGGATAGCCATGACAACAACTTTCAGACCTGCTACAAATGACGATTTAGACTTGCTGCTTAATCTTGCAGTTGCGATGCATGCAGAATCGCCGCGGTATTCAAAACTTGAATTCTCTGCTGAAAAAATGATTAATTTATTTGTGAACTTGATTGAGCAGAAGCAGTATTTTATTCTGGTTGTTGAGCGAGATAATATTTTAATCGGGTTGATTTGCGCCATAATTGCAGAGCACTTCTTTTCGCACGATCTTGTCGCAACTGATTTGCTTGTATTTGTTACCAAGGAACACCGTGGCGGATCGCTGGCAAAAACGATGCTCAATATGTATGTTGCATGGGCAAGGGAAAATGGTGCGAAATTGATTCAAGCTGGAATATCAACAGGTATACATCTTGACCGGACAGCACAGCTTTATGAATCGTTCGGATTTCAAAAATGTTCAATAGGATTTGAGGTTAACCCATGTGCACAGGATTAGAAATAATATTGGCATCAACAGCGCTATCAATGGGCGGGCAACTGATGGCTGGCGAAGATCAGGCAAGGCAAGCTGAGATTCAGGGTGCCTATGCGCTGGATGAAGCGAATCAGACCGCAAAAAACATCCGTAAAGCAGGAATACGCCAACAAGGCTCTGCAAATGTCGCGCTGGCTGCCTCCGGGGTTAAACTCGGCGAAGGAACGGCGCTTGAAATAAAAAATACCATTGATCAAAATGTACAGCAAGATGCGCTCTCTGCCATCCTGAGCGGACAGCGTGCAAAGAATTCTGCACAGCGTGCGGCGGATAATGCACGCATGAATTCATATTTTGGCGCTGCATCATCGGTGTTGAGCAGTGGCGCGCAGGTAGCAAAGGGTGGTTGGGGAAGTAAAAAGAAAGGCCCAACACAACAGCAGATGATTGATGAACAGAATAGCGGATTTTAATATGAATATCCCAATCGGTAATTTTGGCAATGCAATCGCGGCACCCGCGCCAGCAGTAAATAGTTCGCAAGGAACTGGGCTCGCGCAATTTGGCAATGTGGGTATGCAGATAGGGGCGCAGATGCTGGAGGAACAGCGGGCACTGAATCGCACCAAAGCTGCAAATGATTTTCAGGATTATAAAATCGCTGTGCATACTGCCGGTCTTGATCTTGCTCCATCGCTGGCTGATGGAACATTAAGCGCTGCTGATGCGGGTGCGAAATACAAGGAAAAAATTGCTGCAATTCAAAAGCCGGATGCGTCCTATGCTGACCCAGTAACTGCTGAAAATGTTTCTCGTGGAATAATACAGGCCCAGGCGGAAGGCATGAACGCTATCCGCCCGATGATTTCGCAAGCGCAAGTGCTGGAGCAAAAATCGACCGTTGACCTAGGCATGGATAAGATTGGCAAACTGGCTGGATTGCCTGGTGCTGATCCAGTTAAGGAATTATCTGCACTTGATGCGTATGATGCTGATGGATTGAAGTCATACGGTAAGAACTGGGCAGCAAAGAAGCAGGAATTTCTTGACAAGACATGGTTCCAGGTAGGGCAATCAAGATTGCAGCAAAACAGCAGCAGCATGGATGCGCTGAAAGCAATCAAACAAGACTTGCAGAATACAACTGATGGCACCTATGTCGGTAAACTGGATACGAATCAGCGCACCGCCCTGATTGCGCAGACTGATCAATATATACACGGGGTAGTAATTGATGAAAACAATGCCCGTGTTATCGCTGAACGTGCGCAGAAAGAGCAGCAAGATAAAATCATGCAAGGCTACCTCGTTAGAACGGTAGCCGGTAAGCTAACTGTCGGTGAAGTTCTAAAAAATGATACGCTTGATTTTACCCAAAAATTGCACATGAAAAGTATTATCGAAGCGCAATCTAACAAGATGGACAGAACGGATGCTGGAATATTTGGCGACTTATTCCAGCGCATCCACGGCCCGGCTGATGCGAAAAATGCCATTACCTCAGCAGATCAGCTTTATCCGTATGTTGGCAATGGATTGTCAATTACGGATATGGCAAGACTGCGTGCCGAGGTAGATGGCAAAAACCAGCCCGAAGGGGAATTGCTTAAAAACTTTAAGACAATGGCGCAGGCGCAAATCAGCGGCTCGACAATGTTCGGCAAAGACCCAGCAGGTGAGCAGAACTTTTACCAGTGGAATGCATACTTTGATCAGGTTCTTGCACAGAAACGCAAGTCCGGTATTCCGATGCATGATCTGCTTGACCCAAAAAGTAAAGAATATCTGGGCTCAACAATTGACGGCTATAAGCGCGATTTCAATCAGCAGACCGCTGACTATGTGGCACGGTTCAAGAGTGGTACTGCTGTACAAAAAAATGCAAAAGGATGGGCATTGCAGACCGATGTCAAAGGCAATAAAGCCTATGTAAGCCCTGATGGCAAGCAATTTGAAGAGGTGAAATAATGGCGTTTGACTTGGCAACAGCACAACCTATTGCAGAAAATACAGCCCTGCAGCCAACAGAGGCACAAAATACAGGCTTTGACTTATCCACAGCAAAGCCGATAATAAATGATAATGAATCTCATATTGTAAATGATCTGGCGAAAATGTTTCCAGACACAATGCGCGGTCTAAACAAGGCAGCTGGTACATTTTGGAAGGCTCCAGCGCTGGCCGGTTCTATACTTCCTAGATTATTTGATCACGCTTTCGGCACTGATCTGACAACAAAATATTTTGATTACACAGTCGCACCTCTTGATGCTGCAATCTCACGCTCTGAGATTCGCCCTGATGCGGGGATTATTGGCAAGGTTTCTCACACTATTGGAAATATGGCGGGGCAGGTCGCAGAAATGTATCTGTCTGCACCAGCCAAAGCAACTGGTTCGGTTATGGCTGCAAATGAAATGTGGCCCGCTATTGCTGAGATGATCCGACATGGAACTGGTGCTGCTGCTGCGCCTGCACTTGCCAGCGCAATAGATGTTGGACAGAAAGTTTACGATCATACCAATGATGGAATGGCTGCATTCAATGCAGCAAAAGCATCATATCTTTCAACTACCGCAAATATAATTCTTCCGCTTAATATCGGCGGCAGCATGGCGACGCGTGTCGGTACGAGCTTTGCATCAGGCATTGCAATGGGCGAATTATCCAGGGAATATATGAATTCAAACATGCCCGTAGACATGCGCTCGCAGTACTCTTTCGAGGATATGCTTCTGAATGGTGTATTTGCGGCTGGTATAGGTGTCATAGGGCCGCGTGGTAATCCGGGCATGGCAAAGACAAAGGATATTACAAATGCCGCAATAGCCATAGGAGAGGGTAAGGATACAGAGGCTTTGACCGGTAAACTTAGTACTATAATGGAGAAAACAGGTATCGAACCGGGTAAGGTTGCAGCTGATGCAATGGCTGATCCAACAATAAAAAATGATTTGCTTTTCCAGAATCGACGTAGCACAGAAACAGAACGCCGTACCCGCTATGAAAGCATGTCTCCTGATGAAAGACTTCAGGAATTAATTGCTCATGACCGCAGGCACTATACCAGTGCATTAACAGGGATACCAAATAAAGCAGCGCTTGACGTTGCTCAAGAATTGCCGGTTAAGGTATTCGCTGACATTGATGGACTGAAAACCTTAAATGACACACTCGGTCATGATGCAGGTGATGCTGCTATTAAAGCAATGGCGAAACAGATTGAAAACGTAACTCAAGAGGTCTACCACATATCAGGCGACGAATTCAAGGCTCAGTTTCATACAGAAGCAGATGCCAATAAAGTAATGAATATCGCCCGTGATAGATTCATGGAGGAAGGGTTTTACTATACCGATAAAAACGGGAATCAGGTTCACAAGAAAGGCGTAGGGTTCAGCTATGGGACAGGAAAAGACTTTAAGTCAGCAGAAGCGAATCAGTACACAGATAAAGCCGACAGAAAAGCTCGCGGCCTCAGGTTCGACAGAGTTGATGCTGCAACGACTGGCGGAAAAGCGGACACAGGAAATGCAGGGAATGACATCGGAGCAGCAGCAAAATTACCTGGTGGAATACCTGATGCGACCGGAGCTGCAAGACCGGAGACAATAAAACAAATTGACACGCCAGAATTTAAGAGCTGGTTTGGTGATAGTAAGGTAGTAGATGCAGAGGGTAATCCGCTGGTTATGTACCACGGCAGCATGACAGCAGGACTCACTGAAATAACCCCAGGCAGAGATGAACCTGGGGCATGGTTTACGCGCAGCATTGAATATGCTAATAGCTATGCAAAAAGTCAGGATGGCGAGATTTACAAGGTCTATCTTAATTCAAAAAACCCGTTGACAGTAACATTTGACTATCGCAATAACAAGCTAAAGCCGTTTGCTAATGGGGAAGCGCTTGATTTCGATAATAACATTGATATTGTAAAGTACGCGCAAAAAAAAGGGTTTGACAGCGTGCACTTCCCAGATGGCAATTTCTCTGAAGAATCAGAGGCATGGGTTGTATTTTCATCATCGCAAATAAAATCCGCTACAGACAACAGCGGATTATTTGATCCAAAGAACCCAGATATAACTGATAATCGAAGAGTAGATTATGCAGCAAGAAAGGAATTTGACAAAGCGCAAGCAAAGCCGGCCGAAGCAGTAGACCCGCTGATCAGAGAATCAATCGACACTGGAATACCCCGCGCCTATATCCCCGCAGCACGTGAGAGGATGATAGAAAATGTCCTTTTCGGGACTGACCGCGAATTGAATGTTAATCAGGTGATTGAGAATCAATCACTCGGGCAGATCACTTCTGAAAAAGCCCCGAACCATATCAATTACAAATATGTTGATAGTCCCGAAGATGTGAAGGCTATCCATGCCCGTATTTCTCAGGTGTTTGAAAAGCAAATTGCTGAATTACGCGGCAAGGAATCATGGGACGCTACGCAAGCGAAGGCGATGGATATCATAAAGAATTCAGGGCTGAAGGCTGGCGGGGGAGACTTTGAAAATCTTGCTGGGAAGGCGATGGCTTGGGAGGCAATGGCGCAGAAAGCCGCTTTTGATGTGGCGGAGGCTGCCCGTAATGTCCGCGCTAAAGCCGCAGAGGCAACACCCGAAGATGACAGGGCGCTAGTTGTGGCAATCGAAAGCCTTGCATTTCTGCAAGCGATTGACCAGGGTAATGGGGCCGAGATTGCGCGCGCCTTAAATGCCCGAAAAGCTGCGAAGCAAATGAGTGATATTGCGAAGAATACGCAAAGCCTATTTGCGCAATACGGCCATGATCCGCAAGAACTTGCACGCATGATTGGGGAGATTGGCACCAAAGAAGGCATGGCAAAATTTGCAGCTGAAGCATCAAAGGCAACCACTTGGGAAAAGCTGGTAGAAGGGTGGAAGGCTGGAATTCTATCTGGTCCAGTTACCCATGTCGCCAACCTAATGGGTAATGGTACTTTTGCTACTATGCGTTTGCCGATAGATACAGTTGCTGCAGCAATCGGCAAGCTGCGTGGTGCACCCGTTGAAGAACGTATTTCAATCCATGAGCCGCTAGCTCGTATTACAGGCATGATTGAGGGGGCCAAGGACGGCGCAAAGATTGCGGCGGCAATGATAGCCAATGAAGATGCTTTGCAAGAGCAGGGTAAATCTGAATCATTCCGCCATGCAATTGATGGGGAAAAGGGTCAAATTATCCGGCTTCCATTCCGTGCGCTAGGTGCTGAAGATGCATTATTCAAAACTATAAACGAACGAAGCGAAGCCTATTCACTAGCAACACGGCAAGCGATAATCGAAGGCATAGATATTAGAACAAGGGAATTCAAAGAAAGGGTTGTGGATATAATGCAGAACCCGCCAACCGAAATGCAGCAAGCAATCGACACGGCTGGGAAACGATACACATTTAACATGGATTTAGGCCCCAAAGGCCAGGCTGTGCAAAAACTGGTTAAGGAATTTCATCTTGAATTTATGGTGCCGTTTATCAGGACACCGGGTAACATTGCAAAAGAACTGATTAGGTTGACACCATTTGCGCCAGCAGTCAAAGAATGGCGCACGGCTCTTGCATCTGGTGGTATTGAAGCTGACCGTGCAATGGCTGAAGTTCTGGTTGGTTCTGCAATTATGTCTACCGTGTTCGCTTTCGCACTGGATGGACATATCAGCGGTGCCGGTGATCCTGATCCGGCAAAGCGCAGAGCTCAGCTTGCTGCTGGCTGGCAGCCGTACTCTATAAAAATCGGTGATACATGGTACAACTACCAGCGCTTGCAGCCTATTGGGACACTGATGGGGATGGCTTCAGATATTGCCGAGGTTTGGGAGCACATGAATGATAGCGAATCGGATAGGGTGCCGAAAATGTTGTCTGTAGCTTTTGCCAATGCGATTACGAGTCAAACATTTTTACAGGGTATTACCAACGTTATGAATGCAATGTCTGATCCCTCACGCTTCGGGCCACGCCTGATTCAATCTTTCGCCGGGTCAACCGTGCCGAATATTGTCGCGCAACCGACTGCGATGCTTGATCCTTTCACCCGTGAAGTCGATAGCGTGCGCCAAGCAGTTGAGGCAAGAATTCCTGGACTGCGTGGCGACCTCTTACCAAAACTTGATATGTTCGGTGAACCAATACAAAGCAAAGAACGGCTTGGAATTGTATCTCCTGTAACTGAAACAACGATCAGTACAGACAAGGTGCGTACTGAGGCTGCTAGGCTAGGCGTAGCATCTGCGCTGGCACCGAAGAAAATCGAATTGTCTGCGATGGGTCAAAAGGATATAGGCAAGGTTGAATTGACTCAACAACAGCAACATGACTTCACCATACTATCCGGCCAGATGGCGCATGAAATACTGGTGCCAATTGTCAATCAACCGGCTTGGGACAATATGCCAGACATGGTAAAAAAACAGGTTTATGAAAAAGTGTTTCACAAGGCGCAGGAAGTTGCCACTGTGCAGGCAATACCACCAGAGCAACGGGCAACTGAAATGCAGCGAATTGCTGATGAAATTATGAAAAGGATTGAAAAATGACTCCTGATCAACTGAAACGATTAAACGAACTCAGTGAAAAACTGGCAGAGGTTGCCTTGTCTGATGCTGATCCTAAAAACTGGGTTGGGCATGGCGTTTTGCCGATGGACTTAACACAGGAAGACCGAGGAGATGCGGTATGGTGCCGCAAGGTTGCGCTGTCTACCCTCTCTGTTCTCGGGCGTATGGTGACGCTGATCACTCAGGCGGTATACCTTAAAGCACAGACAGAAATGGGCAGAGCGCCGCCAGGGGTAAAGACCGGTGAAGAGCGCTTGCTTGATGACGAAGTAAAAGCGGCTGAAAAAGAGGGTGCAAAGTTGCTGCGCGAATTACTTGACCGGGAAGCCGACAAGCCAAAAGTAAAAAAATCGGTTCATGGAAACCCCTAAAGTATCTTTCCTGACCTTTTTCCTGATCTGGGCTAAGTTTAAAGGCTGGGACGTACCCCTATTACACGTTCGGATTTGTGTCTGGATCGACGAATGCGATTCAAATGTGCGCGTGCTGATGGTGTTCCGCGGTGCGGCAAAGTCCACGATTTACGCAGTATATAAGGCATGGCGCTTATATCGAGACCGCACTCATAAATCACTAGTCTATGCGGCTGATGACAAGCTGGCCGGTAAACTGACCCGCGACACTCTTGCCGTGCTGCGCAGGCACCCATTATGCAAGGGCATGCTTCCGCGTAAGCCTGGCGCATTCAGCTTCTGGATTAACGGCTCAGATGATGCCCGTAATCCCAGCATGGAGGCGGTCGGGATCAATTCAAACTCGACAGGTTCGCGTGCGGATGCGGTGGATTTTGATGATATTGAAGTACCGAAGAACATCAAGACGGCTGATGCCAGGATGATGATCCGCGAAAAGATCGAAGAACCTACCCATATTTTGACGCCTGGCGGGCAGAAAACATACATTGGCACACCGCACACATATGACTCGATCTATACCGAACAGATCGAAGCCGGCGCCGCGTCACTGAAAATATCTCTATTTGAGTATGCAACCCGCTATGAAATTACGAACGTCAAGACGCGCTATTCTTTCACGCATCCAGTCGGAAAAGACGGGATTTACGTGCTATCTGGAATTGGTAAGTTTGGACGTATGCTGGTTGAAAAAACTGATTACCGGATAGAAGGTACAGATATTGTCTTCGCCGCGCCGCCGTGTGTGGTGATCGACATTTATAGCAAGTGCGTATGGCCAGAGCGTTTTAACCGGGCTGAAATTGAGGTACGGCGCAAGGGCACCAAGACGCTGAATGGCTGGGATTCTCAGTATATGCTGGAATCGAAGCCAATCGGAGAGACGCGGCTAGACCCTTCAAAAATCATTCCTTACCAGGTTGAACCTGAAATTCGGTATGCCAACAAAACGGCATCGATGTATCTTGGCAGCGCCAAAATAATGGGCATGGCTGCGCGTTGGGATCCATCAGCTGCCAAACTCAATAGCGACGTGTCAGCCTTTGCGGTGATTCTGCAGGATGAACAGGGGCGGCGTTATATCCACAAGGCCGCGCAACTCACTGGCGAGGTAGCAGAACTTCTGGAACATGGATCAGTTATCAAGGTGATTGGCGGCCAGGTCTGGCAGATTTGCGATTTAGTAGAAAAATATCATATCCCGCGGATCGTGGTTGAAACGAATGGCGTGGGCGCCTTCGCCCCAAAGTGGCTAATGGCCTGCCTGAAACAGCGGCACTTGATTTGCGGGGTACAGGAGGAGGCCGCTTTCACGAACAAGAACAAGCGCATCCTGGAATCTATCGAGCCGCCATTAAATTCAAATATGCTCTGGGCCCATGTTGACGTACTTGCTGGCCCGACATGGGATCAAATGAAGGACTGGCAACCAGACACGCAAAATCAGATGGATGACTACATGGATGCCATTGCAGGGGCGATTTCCGCTACGCCGGAGCGTATCAAGGTTGTAGTAAAGGATGATGACGGCAAGCAAAAAATAGTAAGCTGGCGGCCCAATACAGGCACGCACATTGCTGAGTTTTCCAGATAGTCAAGAAATTGCACGGGGAAATAACCATAATCACAAAAACGGAGGTGCACAACCATGACAGTCCCAGTACAAACAACGTTCAACGCTTATACGGCAAACGGCGCAACAACAGTATTCCCCTATGGTTTTAAAATTCTTGCGGCTGCTGATTTGCAAGTGCTGGTCAATAACGTAGTAACAGTGACAGGTTTTACTGTTAGCGGTATTGGGAGCGGAACTGGCGGCAATGTCACTTTCACAGTAGCACCAGTTAATGGTACTGTCTTAACTCTGCGGCTCGTGCCGATACTGAATCGGACTGTTGATTTTCAACAGTTTGGCGACTGGATCGCAGCAACTGTAAATAATGAATTTGACCGTATATGGTTAGCATTGCAGGCCGTATTTCAAAATACAAGCCGCTCAATCAAGCTACGAGAGGATACAGTAACGGATCAGGTGATTACTGAAACCGCTGCTGATCGCGCTAACAAAATGATTGGTTTCGACACGCTCGGTGCACTGAAATTGTTTGTGATGCAGACGGGAACATCACTTGTCAACCTTGCCGCATCTTCTGGTTCATCCTTGGTAGGCTTCATTCAATCTGGTACTGGAGCAGTAACTAGGACAGTGCAAGATAAAACCAGGGAATATGTTTCAGTTAAAGACTTTGGTGCTATGGGTGATGGGGCTTTAGTTGCTGGTGTATTAACTGGGACAAACGACACTGCTGCGTTCAATTTAGCCATCGCATATTGTGGTAAAACTAAAATTTTAGAAATCCCAGCTGGGATGTATATCGTTACGCCTGGCGCGGTTAACCCATTTAAGTGCTCAGTCTACGGCCCGCAGGCTACTATTATTGGTTCAAGCTATTCAGCTGACAATTGGATTGTTAATCTTAGATACGAGGGTGAATATCCTATTACTTACGGTTCTGGGGTAACTGAATTAAATTATTGGAATAGTTTTAATATATATGAAATTATTGGTTCTCCTGATAATACTAAAATCAATAATGGGGTTTATTGTTCTGCTCTTGATCAAGCCTCTATTTATATAAAAGTTATTCGTGGGTGCTCAAAAGGTATTTGGTTAGATGGCAATACCAATAATAACCATCAAGGCACAAATAATATTTACATATCACATTTATACGAGTGTGATATAGGTATATTGCTGCACACTCCATCTACTATCGGACTTTTCTGTGAATCAAATAGATTTACTGTTGAGTATATGTATGGGTTTACTACGGCCGCTATTTCTCTAGCTGGCGGCGGCACTACAGTTAAAGTCGATAACGTATTTGATATTATATCTTGTGGCCCAAGTTATCCAGGGGCGCATGGAATCATGCTGGATGCAAATTGTAATAGAAATAAATTTACAATTAGGTCGTGGGATGCTGGGGTTACTGGGGCAGGTAAATTAATTATTAGCGATGGGTCTAATAATTTATTCAAAATACCAACATTTAACGCAAGTCAAATCACATTCATAACTGGGACGAATATTTTTGACTGTATAAGTGACGTCAATGATGGTAACGGTCGTTCTCAATTGATAGCTAATGCAGTACCTTCTGTTGGTAAATATAGAGTAGGTGACATAGCATGGAATAACGCAGCAGCATCAACCAGTATCCCTGCATGGATATGTACTGCTGCTGGAACACCCGGGACATGGACACCCCTTGCTTTAGCAACAACATGGGCACCATGGACGCCAACTGTTACTGCAGCTGTAGGAACAATAACAACAGTCGGTACAATTGCAGTTAAATATTCTGTGATTGGGAGTACGGTATTCTTTTCAGGGTCAATAACGATAACAACAAATGGAACTGGTTCTGGGTCACTTAGTGTGACATTACCAATTGCTAATGGAGCAACAAAAGCGCAAGGATCAGGAAGAGAATCTGGCGTTACTGGCGCTGCATTAACTTGTTCAATTGGTCCAGGGGCTACTGTTATGCTTATTAGAAAGTATGACAACTCATATCCTGCGGTAGATGGTGCGATTATTGAAATTGGTGGATTCTATTCAATAACATAGTGAAAAATGAACGAAAAACGCACAATACCTGAACGCTGGAGCCTGCTGAAATACGCAAAGCTTACATTTTTCGGAAACACAGCAGCAGTGCTGGCAGCTTTTAGCGGCCTTGTTTGGATTGTTCAATGGGGAATAGGCTTGTCTGCCGCGCAAGCAAATCAGGTGCTGCAAAGTGCCTATATCGAGCGTGTTATTTTAAAACAAAATGAAATTATTGAAAAACAGAATTCATTGATTGAAAAGATTGATGAAAAAGTTGTAGAGTCAAACAGAATTACCAATATAAATAGGATTGAATATCTTGGGCTTATCGCCAGTATCAGAATAGAAAATAAAGATCGTAATTTATACAGCAATGAAAAACAGGAACAGATATTGAATGAAATCAGAAAGATTAGAAAGTGATTTTGAAACAAGAAGCGTTGAATTATTCAAGGAGCTAACAAATGGCCTCAAAAAGCCTGAAAGATTTATTGCCACAAGTACAATTGAAAGCGGAAGAGTTTATCCAATTATGCGCGGAGAATATGATAGATGTATTAATCTACTGCACACTAAGAAGCAAGGAGGAGCAAGATGTTTTATATGCTCAAGGCAGGACTATTAGTGGCAAAATCGTTACTAATGCTAGAGGCGGTTATAGCTGGCACAATTTTGGTCGTGCTTTTGATTTCGTGCCTCTTATTGCTGGTAAGCCTCAATGGGATAATTCAGTATTGTATTCACGATGCGGAAGGCTTGCAGAAGAGATAGGTTTGGAGTGGGCAGGAAGATGGGCAGGGAAATTGAAAGAAACTGCACATTGCCAATTGCGAGAAGGCAAATCACTAGAACAAGAAAGGAAAGATCATGGAATGGCTTAAGGACTTACTAAATGGACTTTGGAGCGATTTAAAACGCGCTTATGTATCTTTGACTATCTGGGTTAATAGCGTAGCTCTGACGCTGATTAGTGCCCTTCCATATATACAAGAAAACTTTCCAGCAATTCAGAATTATATTCATCCAAACTTTTACAAAAACGCAATGGGTATATTGATTGTCCTGAATATCATCCTTCGGTTTAAAACAAAATCAGCTCTACGTGATAAATGAACCGCACCATAGCTGAGATACTTATTCTAGCCATCATAGCAGGCTCATGGTGGTACTTTAAGCCATCACCCGCACCTGTTGGTCAATGGACTGAACCAAAGCAATCCAAAGAGCTTAAAATGGTTCCTACTGAGGTTATCCAAGCCAAGATACGGATATTCAAACCAGAGGCCAAAGAAAAATTACAGTTGCCGGCTGAGATTATCGCTAATAAATCCGTGGTAGTGGTATCTTCACGGAGTATTCAACCCAGCGAACGGCCAATTACGGTAACGACAACACTTGACCTTAATACTAATGCTTTCACTACACTGCAGCGAATTGAGCCATACCCATTTTTTGCAGCAAGAAATACCAAAGAGGTTAAAATTATCTATGGGCTAAAAGGAACTGAAAGAATAGGTATCCTTCAAGGTTCATGGGAACTTGCTCAGGTAAAAGGCTTTAATCTAGGAGTAACAGCCAGTATTGCTACTGACTCAACAAGTATCATCGGAGGCTCATTGTCGTATCGCTGGTAGATTATAAGAAATTTATGTCGTCTATTCTACGTTAGAACTCTCTGATTTATACCACAGCATCATGGCTAAGTTTGCCACATCGACAGCCTGCTTCCGGTCATACTCTACAAGGTTCGCTTTATGTAGTAATCGGGACGCAATTATTGATGAGTACCCGTTGACATTCCATCCTGACCAACCTGCAGCTGCTTTTTCTGCGAGCTTCACCTTCATGTGTGCGGCGAAAACATCCACAGCCATATTGAGGGCTGAAAGTTCGAGTTCTAACCTTGCGTTCAACTCGGACTCGCCATCTGCTGGCTTGCTAGTTTGTTGTGGTGCTGCTATCGTTTCATTTGTCATTGCTATTTTCTCCTTCAGTTAATGGCAAGCTGGTTAACTCTACGTTGGACGCCTTGATTATTCTCTCCGCATCCGTGTATATTTGCTCTACGTTGCAACGCAAGCATGATGCTGCTATTCCGATGCAATCGCCGCAATGTGCTTCATGTTTTGCAGGTAGCCAGTTATCTATCCATTTAGCATAAAGTTTCTGTAACAGTGCATCATCGAAATTCTCTATAGACTCATTTTCATTTGTCCACGTCGATAAATAAATCATGTATGCTATGGCATCCAACCCTACATTCAAGCGGGACTGCCCCTCTACGTGTTTTTTGTCATTCACTTCAGTCTGATTATTCATTTCTCTGTTATCCTTTCTCTATGGGGCAGCCCCTTAATTTATCGTTGGGCACTGCATATTTATGATAATCCTGTTCGCCGGTTTCCTTATGTTCAAGGTTTCCATTTCTCGCTGTTTTAAACATCCCGAGAGGTAAAAATGTTCGCGCAAATCGCCCGTGCCATTTACCATATTCAGTCGGCGTACCATCATAATATTTCTCCGGCCCACATGCGCTGCACAGTCTCATGGCCTTTTTTTCTTCAATTCCTTCCCAGTCGTAAAACTGTGCAAATACTTCTGGTACGCTTTGCGCCGCGAGTGCTGTATTCTCTGCACACCCGCAGTTATCACACTGAAATAAGCTCATATCATCCTTTCATTGCCAAACCCGGCGGTGAAGCGGGACTGCCGCAGAAGCGCGTCAGCCCCTTACCTCTACGTTGGGTATCATGCTCTAGGCTCATAGTCTGTGTGGGCGCCGCAAAACGGTATAGCCATGAAACGCTCATAAAAATACTTGCTATGGCAAGATTTATCTTTGCAAGTTTTGCATGAAGTGATACCCAACCCACCATTCAAGTGTGACTGCCCCTCTGCGTCTTTTGTTTTATTCAATTCGTCATCAGGTTTCATTTCTCTGTTATCTTTTCTTTTATGGGGCAGCCCTTTAATTTAACGTTAGGCATCGTATTCTTTTAAGATGTACCAGCTATCCTCGTGTCTCTGTCTGCCCCCACCTGCTAGTACATGATCTGCGCCGCTCTCGGTTATTCCACAGAACTTTTGTATTTGCGCAGACGTTGGTTTTTTTGCAAATACCCCTTCAAAGACCTCACCATGCTGGTCGTAGTCGTTGTATTCGCTTGTCAGAATCCACACTTTCATATACCTACCTTTTCGTAATTTGCCTAACAGTTACATCAACCAGACGTAATATCGTCGGGGTGTTGCTGCTAATCGGTGCGCCTCTTATCTACACGTTAGGCCGTTTGTTCCAATGTTCAATTGCCTCGTTTTCGGAATCGCAAAATCCGCTGCTCGCTCCGCAATGCGGGTTCATGCATCCGACGTGCCAGCGGCCATTATCAGGCGCTTGTTCTGGTTGTGGTGGCCCCCATGAGTTAGCGCAAAATGGGCAATCTTCAATCGGCACTCCGGTTCTATATTCATACTTCATGGTTATCTCCATTTAGGTCTTGATCATCAAAGTATCGCTACCAGCGCACAGGCCACAACAACCACAAAAATGCAGCCCCAGCAGAAATAAATAAACGGATCAGTTCTCATGTCGCAGCCCTTTCTATCCACATTTTAGCCTTGTCGTAAAATTCAGAGGGTAAGGTAGCAAGCGTGCTGACTTCGTGGCCTAGTGCTTTGCCAGCGGCAGCCAGTAAACGTTCTTTTGCTACGCCCTTTTCAGCCAGGGAGTCGGTCAGGAAAATGACCTGATCCACGGTGATGCACTCAGCCGGTGCTATATTTGGTACTTTCTTGGCTCCGCCCTTTGCCCATTCAGCGATCCGCCGGCCTGAATCCTCGTTTACCTGCTGATTTAGCGGGAATAGCGCGCGATGTTGTTCCTGTAACTTGATTGGCTTCGGGATGCCTGGCGCGTCAGCGGTGAATAGCAGGCTGGTCGTAAGTTCAAAAGGAAGGGATTTATCACACACGGGAATCCATCCATCCAGCCCGGTCAGTGATTGTTTCGCTTGGATGATCATCTTTTTTGTTTCAGGGTCGCGGGTCATTTCCACTTTTTGCTCTGCGCGAAAGCACAGGATCAAGTGGGCGCGCACCTGGAGCAGCGATTGCACCATTTTTTTATGGGCCATCTTGGGCTTGATCCACGCGGCCATCTTAACAGCTTCGCGCTTTTTCCAGTCGTCGCCTGCCATGCGGTTAAGCTCCTCTTCCTGCCAATCCAGCACTCCACCATCGCCTGCCCAGACCAGCGATGTGCTGTCCACCACGATTACCGGATAACCGGCCTTGTCGGCTGCGTGGATTGCTTCGGTGTAGGCTTCCGGCCTGAATGGCGGCGCAAGGTCGCCATGATCAAAATTGAACTGGTCGGCATAATGCTTGGCCCTACCCGCCTCGGTATCGATCACCGCGAAAGGACGATCTCCGCATATTCCGCTGGCCAGCCGCATCGCGGTGAATGTTTTTCCCGATCCGGTGCCACCAACCAGGCCGATCAGCAGCGCCACGTTTTCACGTTCGGCTTTTCTGAATATGAAGCTCATAGTTCCCCTGCCTTTGCTACGATGCGTTTATGCAGGCTCAATACTGCCTGCTCAATGCCGAGAGCAGCCTCATGGCCTGCCGGCGTAGACATTGCCGGGACGGTGAGCGCAAGCAATGAATCCGCATAAGTCAGCATGCGTTCCTTGTCAGGGGCGGCAGCGGCGCGGCGTTCTTGTTCGAGGACCGCGGCTTTTTCTGCATTGGCGCGTGCTGCTGCCGCGCTTAATTCAGCCCGTAATGCAGCCGCTTCCTGTTCCGCCTTTACCCTGGCAGCGCGCTCTGCCGCTTGTTGTTCCTGTTCAATTTTGCGCTGTGCCTGCGCCTTTTCTTCTTCGGCAGCGCGTTGTAGTGCAAGTTGCTTTTCTTTTTCTGCATTCGCTTCAGCCTGGATTCTGGCGGTTTCGCGTGCCGCTTTCTCTGCAACAGCGCGTTGCTCCGCTGCCTCTTGCTCTGCCTTAACCCGTGCGGCTTCACGCATTGCATGGACTTCTTCCTGTTCAGTCACAGTTTCGAGCGCGGCGCGAAGTTCTGCCAGTGAATTTTTTTGCTTTTCTGCAGCTTCTTCGCGGCGCTCCTGGAAGCTGGCATCAACATCGATTTGCGATATGTGGTCAATCTTGCGCTGAATAATTTTTGAATCATCACCAAATTGCAGATTCGCATCCAGCGCAATTATGCGCTCTTCAAGCGCTGCTTTGCGATTATTTTCAGCATCGATTTTGGCCTGCTTTTCAGCTTCAATTTTTGAATCCCATGCGGCCTGAATAGAGTCGAGCCGTACCTCCTCTGGACGGATCAGGTCGATCAGTCTTTTTTCTTCGGCTATAATTGCCTTTGAAAATAATTGCGCATCTTCGCGGGCTTCTTTGCCGCGTTTTTCCAGGTTCGTGCGAGTATTACGCAGCACCATCCGGCATGACTGCGCTTGCTGATAGCCAGCATTATTTTCGATGGACTTAATGTCAGATGATTTTTTTGCAAGTTCAATCAATTCTGCATCGTTTCCTTTAAGCGCAAGTGCTGCGCGTTCAGGGAGAGTCAATTCTTGTGTCATTTTCATGCTCCTTGGGTTAAAAAATTAATCTGATACTTTTCCGAATAGGAAATTTTCCTTCGCACCTGGCGCATGCGGATCGTACAACATAAGCCCACTTTCCATTTCTGCCGCTAGTTCTTCAGCCTCTGCCATCACCCAGGATGCAGGGTCAGGGTACATAATGCGCGAGGGATAACCGGGCCATGTATTTGTGCGCAGACATTCCACCCACTTTGTCATTGCGGCCTGCACTTTTAATTCCCCGATTTCGAGATAGACGGGCGGCATGCCGACGAAATAGCAATTATACGGCGCGTCTGTTTCCTGCACGAAAAACACAAAGTCAGGATCATTGCCAGTCACGGCTTTAACCCCGCGCTTGTAAAATGCTGCCTGCACATCGTAGCCATTGCCGGGTATCGCACGCATCCAGGCCACAGGGTTTTTAATGTCCGTAGTTTTGTAATCAATGATCAATGATCGATCGTCGTGCAGCCAGTCAGTCCGAGCGCGGCAATGTGCACCGGTTGGGTCGATCCACAATATAGTCTGCTCAGGTTTTCCCTGCGATAGCTGCAACCTACTCAGATCAGCGCAGCGCGTAATTGCCAGCTTGGCCGATGTACACATATCCTGAACTTGCTGATACTGGTCAGGCAATAGCGGTGTTTTTCCCAGCGCATAGGCATCATCCCTTGCGGCCTGTGCGGCTTTTGTGCGCCAGTCTGGAAAGTCGCATACGGTTATGATGTCTAGTCCCTCCAGCAGCGCAGCATGCGCGGCGGTGCCGATGTCAAACCGGCCCGATTCTTTGGGCTTGTAAGCAGCATTAAGCCGGGGGTGCGCCATCATTGCATGCGATGGCGTGTTATTTAGCAGAATTTTAGATAGGCTGCATGAGAGCGTCGGCACATCGCCCAGATCGTCAGCATGATACTGCTCTGACGGGATACTGAAGATTCCTATTTTCATTTCTTCACCTCGTCAATATCGCTGCATGTACACTGTCCGGCCATTAGTACCGCGCACTTAGCCAATAATGGATTAATCATTTCAGTTTCAAATTTATGCTGCCATTCCAGAAATGATTGTGTTGTTTTTTTCAACATCTCCAAGTACTGCTCAAGCATTGCAATTTCAGTAATCGCAGTCTGCGTATCATCGGGACAATAAATTTCGTTTGAACGATTACCGGCAATATTTTCTGCAAAAAAATGGATTTGATTTACCAACCATTGCGCAATTGATTTGTCCAATGGCTGCAAAGTATTTTTTTCATCGTCAAGCATTGAGGCGAATTCTGCTGACTTTTTTGCAAGTTCGAATTTTGTCATAGCCTAGTCCAATCCGTAAAATTTTAAAATACATGAATAACCGTCGAGGAACGGTGTAACAGGTGATAGGCTGGGAGAGCGATACGGGTCAATCTTTTCTTTTGCTCGTAAAGCACGCTTGCCCACGAGGTCTGCATCCTTCCCGAAATAACGGTATTCATAACGGCTACCGTTATCAAAAATCTTTTCCTCGTACACGGTAGCATTTTCAATTATTGCAACTTCTGTCATATAGTTTTTCATTTTATTGCTCCTTTGATTACGTGGCGTTTAATTAGCGCGGATCAGTGTGTTGCGTTATTGCAGCCGCATTATGCGTCCCCGCATTATGCGCTGTCAACATAAATATGTTGCATTGCATAAAAAACATGTTTATAGTGCAGCTACTTTCAGGAGGTTTAGCAATGACAATTATTAAAGTAGTTCCGATTCACCCGCGTTTACTAATCGGTAAGCTGAGTAAGGCAGGCTATTCACAAGCCTACATCGCGCATAAAGTAGGGGTAACACAATCAACCATCAGCCGATTGTCATCAGGCAATGCTCCGGACTGTGCATATAGCCTGGTCGTAAGCCTGCTCAAGCTCGTGGTTAAACATAATCTGGAGTGATCATGCAACCATTATTTAGTCGTAAAGCAGATAGACAAAATTCTTGCATTGCACATGGCATATTTACAAGTCATAATTTATTTGCGAATGTCTGGTCTAAGTGTCCAGTATGCTCAAGCGAGCAGAAAAAAGCAGATATTGCTGCCCAGCTTCGGCAAGAAGTAATTAAGCGCGGTGCAGAATGGCGGCGCAAGCTGTGCATGGCTGCGATCCCTGAACGTTTCGCAGGCCGGACACTGGATACCTATCGCGCCGACAATGACGGGCAGAAGCGCGCCCTATCGTTCTGCAGGACGTATGTAGCACAGTTTGATGAAGTGCTCAAAACTGGGCGCAGCGCGATATTCTGTGGCAAGCCTGGCACCGGCAAAACTCACATGGCGAATGGCATCGCAATCGAAATTATGAAAACTGGCAAGTTGGCTCTGTTCATTACTGCCCAGCGTGCGATCCGGCGTATCAAGGATTCGTGGGCCAAGGATTCTGTCGAGTCGGAAAGCGATGTAATCCGACTGCTGGTCAGTCCTGATCTGCTGATACTGGACGAAATCGGGGTGCAATTCGGCACTGAATTTGAGCGCAATCTATTGTTTGATGTATTAAATGAGCGTTACGAAAAACGCTTGCCGTGTCTGCTGTTATCAAATTTTTCAGCTGATGAAATTAGGCCTATACTTGGCGATCGGATATTTGATAGGCTGCGTGAAGATGGTGGAAAGTGCATTGTTTTTGATTGGGAATCAGGTAGGGGAAAATTATGAGTTATCAAAAGACAGGAAACCAGAATGGTCGCCCGCTATCCGAGCGTAATATTAAAATAATTGCGGATTCAAAACGCGGCATGACCTCAGCTCAGTTGGCAGAAAAATACAATATATCGAAAGGGTACGCGCAAAAAATATCAAGCGAATATGCCCGCAAAGAAAAAATCAAGAAGATAAAAATTAACAAGGCAGGATTAGGGTTATATGTTGAGCGTGACTTGGAGATGCTGCAACACATGCAATTTATTTTAAAATCAGTGCCAAAAAGTTGCATCCACACAATAAAAGAAATTGATAATATCCGCACAAATAAAAGTTACATAAAGCAGCGGATTGTTGGCGCTGAATAAACAAGGGGACGACATGCGAATATTAATCATCTGTTGTACGTTATTTTGTTTTGACGCGCAAGCAATGGATGCAAGCCTGATGGTTGATATTATCGAATGTGAATCTGGTGGTAGATATAACGCAGTTGGCGATGATGCAGATGGGCCAGGCGGTATCAGTGTGGGAATTGCTCAGTTTCAAAAAGCAACATTTAATGAAATGAAAGTACTGGCAAAAATGCCGCGGCTTCGATGGAAAAATCCGATAGACCAGATGCGTTTAATGGTGTGGATGCTAGACAATGGATACGGGCACAGATGGACTTGCTACCGTAAACTGATGGCAGCGAAGCAGAAGTAAATTAAGGGCCGCGCTTTTGCGGCTCCCGCTTCACCGATGGGTTAAAGCGCAACTTTACAACGGAGAGACTATGTACCGAAGCGAATGGATAGGCAATATAGAAAATGAAAATGGAATTGCTAAATTTAAGATTGAAGGGATGGATTTTTCTATTCGACTTCAATGCTTCGCTGATTACCACATGTTGAGCAATGCGCTTGATTTGGTATTCAGCCAGGGCAAAGACATTGCAAAGCAGGCTATACGTTCCTGCGTTATAAGGGCAATGGACAATACAAAAGTTTAACATGCGCTCTAACGTAGAGTTAACCAGCCGCCCCGCTGTTGGGCGGTCTGGTTGAACGCCGGGTTAGCTCGGAATGATAAAGGAGATAGCTGAATGTCAAAACTTTTTATACCACCACCAAGCTTGGAAAATTTAATTTCATATTTTGTCGAATGGATTGCAAAGAACATGAGAGCAAGGGTAACAATTAATGTTTACTGGCATGATGGAAAACATTTTACAGAAGAATCAGATGGCAGGGACTAACGTGGAATTAAGCGGGCGCGAGGAAAAATTATGACTGAAGGAACCACGTTAAACGCGCTCCGCTTGAATGTAAAGTTAGAGCGCGAATGCTATCAACCGAAAGGCGGGATGTGCGCGACATGTATATGGGTAAACGCAAATTGCAGCCACATGGAGTTTGAAACAATGCCCGTGATCGGCACAACTACGGAAGGGCAAGTGATTATCCGGTGTACTGCATACTTGCGCCCTAACGTAAAGTTAACCATCTAGCCAAGCTTTATCGGCTAGTCCCGCTGGATTGACTGGTTATGCCCGTATTTCGATGAAAATATATTTTGATTTAGGTATTGACGATAATTAAATAACAGGCTAGACTGTATTCATGGTTAGCGATTGGCGCGAACCGAAAACAGGAGCAGCGAACATGGCAAATACAGATAGTTGGAAATCAGCAGGTACATTGCAATACAACCGCATGTTGCGGGCATACCTAGATCGCGTAAATTCCGGTGTTGATAGGGGCGATGATGAAATGACGTTTGCAAAAATCGAAAAAGATTTTAAATTTTTGGTAGCAAACCCAATTGACTACGAGCAGCGCGCCCGTGATGAGGCTCAGGCAAAACGCGAGGAGGATGGGGAATGAAAAACTACACAGCCCAGCAAATAACAAAACATTTTGATTCCGTGTGCGAGATTGACCGCAATAACTATTGCAACATGATGGCTCTGGCGCACCAAAACCATCGGGTTGAAATTGACAATGCGGAGTACACGGGCAGCTATGGAAACATTTTAGCTGCACGAAAAATTGCGGATGAAAAATTGCAACTCGCAATTGATGATGCAGTATTCAAACTAATGTTGGCTCCGGTATCTCAATGAGCGGCGGGAAACGTGATGGGGCTGGTCGCCCCCCAATTGACCCGCGACTGGTCAAGGTACCAGTAGGGTACAAATTGCCCCGCTGGCTAGTGGAATGGATGCGCGTCCAGCCGGAGAGCCAGGCTGTGCTGATCGAATCTGCTTTAAAAAAGCAGCACAAATTGAAATCGCCCTTGCAACAATAGTGGATATGGATTAGATTTCAGTTCTGGCCGTCAAAATGCCCAAACGAAAGAAAAAAGTAGAATGAATCTTTTACGAATCCCATATCTCAAGACCCTACAATTAGCTGCTAGCCAGAACTTTCGGGGAAATTTGACCTTGTTTTGTGGGATTCAAAAAGGGTTTATATGAACGCAAGCGATGTTGTCCTGGGATTAAGGCGTCGTGGTTGCTGGATTGGCGTAGATGAAAATAATCATCTTGTATTTACTACGGTACACAATACACCTGAAAATTATTTCCCTACCAAGCTGCTTGAATGGGCAAAACAAAATCAAAAAGAAATAATCGCATTCATTGATCTTGAATCGTCAGGATCGGTTGATCCAGCAATATACGGGCCTAATCTACATATCTATTATGGTCTGGAAGGTGAAAACTATGTCCACTAATCAATGGTTCCGCATGTATGCAGAATTTGCAAGCGATCCCAAGGTGCAGGTGCTCTCAGAAATATTACAGCGGCGTTACGTTATGTTGCTGTGCCTGCAGTGCGCAGAATATTACATTTCACGTCCTGACGACGAAATCGCCCTTTCCTTACGTATAACCTATAACGACTATATGCAAACAAAAGCTGAATTGATAGATCGCAATTTATTACTCCCTGATGGATCAATAAATGGATGGAATAAAAGACAGTTTATCAGCGACAAAAAAGACCCAACGGCGGCAGAAAGACAAAGACGATTCAGAGCTAAAAAACTGGAAAAACTCGCAAAAGAAGCAGGCAACAGTCCTGTGGATAACTCTATGTCACGCGTGACAAATCGTGACATGAGCGTGACAGTTCGTGACAGTAACGAAAATGTAACGGTAAACGAAAAAATTATAATTGAACAAAATCAAGATGTTACGATACAAAAAAACAATCTTACCGTAACGTCACGGACATCAGATACAGATACAGATACAGAGCATATAAAACCACTTATCCAAACGACGACGAAACCTGAAAATAACAACCTCCTAAAATCAACGCTTCCAGAGGAAAATTCCCCGTCAACCTTAACAGACATTGATAAGTCAGAATCTGCAATCACTAAACGAGCCGTCGAAATTGTGATTTTGCTCCACAAAGCCGCTCCGCCGATCAATTCAGCCAGCAATCCGCATGTTCGCCAATGGGCGCTTGCCGGTATCAGCGACAAGAAATTGCTGGAAGCGCTTGAAATTGCCAGGGATCGCCGTTCGAAAGACGGCTCATACCAAGCAGTTAACTCGGGCCTCATGGACAGTATTATCAGATCACCGCCAAAACCCGCCAAGCGCCTGCCAGTCGAGGATTACGCAACCAAAGATTACGGTGTGAGCCGCGATTTATGACAAAACTAGAACCTTGCGCAGACTGCAAAAAAAACCTCGGGATTTACGATTTCGGAAACGAATGTTGCTTGACCAGGTTTGTGCTCAGTGCACCAACAAAAACGCACAGAAACATCAATTTGGCGTATGTTGAGCGACATTGCGGTAAGATTCAGGCGGCAATCATCCGGCAAAATGTCGAAGAGGCATGGAAAACAAAACGAGAAGAAGTGTTCAATTTTGGAAAGTTAATTAAATCATGAGCTTAGAAAATTTAAGTGCTAATGGTAATGCGAATCATTCTCAACTCAGTCCTGTCCGCGCGCGCGTTTCGGTGCTTTGCCAGTCGTGCGGAGGCGATGGTTACGAGCTGCGGCCCATGTGCTGCGGTAAATCTCGCAGCGAGGAATGCGGTGGCGTCGGTTGCATGGGTGCCGTAGGTGTACGGGTTAAATGCTCATCGTGTGATGGCTCTGGGCGGACGGAAGAGTGATTACCCTGATGCTGCCGTACCCAATTTCGAATAACGTCTACTGGCGCACTACGGTGGTCAAGGGCCGCGTAATGACCTACGTTAGCCCAGCCGCGAAGCTGTACAAATCCGAGGCTGGATGGCTGGCTAAATCGCTTGGCGTTAGGGTACTGGAGGGCGATGTCAGCGTGTCGTATGTGCTGCACCCGAAGCTCACTGTCAAGGGCGAGGCCAGCAAGGTGCGAGTTGACTTGGACAACGCGCTGAAGGTGCTGGGTGACGCGCTAAACGGCGTGGCGTGGGTTGACGACAAACAAATTGTTGATTTGCATGCCAGGATAGGCGCGCCAGTGAAAAATGGGGCAATCTCGGTCACAGTGACGCAGTGGGAGGGCGGAATTGAGAAATGAGCGCAATGAGCGTATCGACTGGTTTAGGCTGATCGCTGATCTAAACCAGCGGGGATATACCTATTGCCGCCTCGCTGCTGCAATCGGCGTTACGCAAAACACGGTACGCTATTGGCGGGATATTGGGGAGCCACGATACGAGGATGGCGAGCGGCTCATAGCCCTCTGGGCGCAGGTAAACGCAAAAAGTCAAGAATTTGCACCTCGAATCAGGCAATAATCGCTCTGTCGCAGTTCAACACCTGATAGGAGTGCTTAAAATGGTACAGAAACAACCGCAAATTCCCGGCGAATCGCAAGTCCCCGACGTTGAGCAAGCACCTCAATCACTGGATGATCAGATCACCGTATCCGCCTCAGTGCTGGCTGATCTGCAAGTGCAGATTGCCAGGCTATCGGTACAAGTCCAGACCGCTGGCAAGCCACAGCGCAAGCCGAACGATGAGTACATGCTGCCGAACGCAAGCGACATCGACGTGTCTACGCTCAAATCTCCCGTGCTCACAAAAACCGGTTGGCTCGTACCCGAGAAATACGGCTCTCACCCTAACGCGCTGAAATAAATCATGTGCGACGATGGCCTGATAAAAAATCCGCTCAAGCAGGTTCGGGATGCGTATTCCACGACCGTACAAGACACCTTCGGATCGCCGAAAGCCTCGCCCGATCCGACTAAAGAGCGGCTCAAGGCAGAGGCTGATGCAACTGATGCCGCAAATTTAACTTTGGTTGAAAATGCCCGTAGAAAACGTGCGCAAAAGGGATTGCTTGCTGGCGTTAACGTGCTTTCAACCGGTGCGCCAGCCACTGGCAATGTGTTGAGCAGTGGTGGTGGATAATGGCTGCTGATCCGAAAGCGCTAAACCGCAGACTGTCGGCGCTCAAACAGATACGTCAGCCGATGGAGCAGGGCTGGCAAGAATGTTATGATTTCTCATTCCCCGAGCGTGGTAGTGGCCTGAATTTCGGTACACCACTGCTGCCGCAAGACGCGCAAACCAAAAAAAATCGCATCCTCGACGACACCGCCGCTGACTCTGCCCGCATACTCAGCGCTGGGCTGGTAAGCGGCACAACACCATCCAGTTCACTATGGTTTAGTCTAGACTCTGGCAGTAAGCAGAAGGATGAGAACAGCCAGGAAGATGACGAAGAGGATCGATTCCTAGACGATTCAGCGCGTATTATTTTTGAAAATATCCATGCTGCGAATTTTGATAGTAATGCCTACGAATGCTGCATTGACATGGTGCCGGTTGGGTGGTTTGTTCTGTACATCGACGAGGCCAAAGAGGGCGGGTACAATTTCGAGCAGTGGCCCATTGCACAATGTTTTATTTCGGCATCAAAAAAAGGCGGTCTGGTTGATACGATATTTCGCGAAGACGAGTCTACTGTCGAGCAGCTCGTAACCGAGTACGGGATTGATAATGTATCGCCTGAAGTAGCCACAAAATACTATAATGAAAAGCTAGATGAAAAAATAAAAATCTGCACTGCAATCTATCCGCGCCCAATGCACGTACCGGGATCATTGCTGGTAAAGAATCTGCCGTTTGCATCATGCCACTTTGAAATTTCAACGCTGAAACTATTACGCGAATCCGGCTATCATGAATTTCCGTGTGTCGTGCCGCGCTGGATGCTCACTCCTGGCACTAGTTACGCAACTGGCCCAATGTCTACCGCGCTGGGATCAATACGCACGATAAACGATATTTGCAGCATGGAACTTGCCTCGCTGGATATAGCAGTTGGCGGAATGTTCAAAGCAGTGGATGATGGCGTGCTAAATCCTGGAACAATCAAGCTCGGGCCGCGAATCATCATTCCGATGAACGATATTAACTCAATGCAAGAACTTCGCACCGGTGCTGATTTCAACGTTTCTTTCAGCGCGAAAGAGCACTTGCAGGCGACCATTCGTAAAATAATGCTGGCTGACCAGTTGCAACCACAAGGCGGACCAGCCATGACCGCAACCGAAGTGCATGTGCGTGTCGCACTGATTCGCCAATTGCTCGGGCCGATCTATGGCCGGCTGCAATCCGAGTATTTGAAGCCATTGATCGAGCGCTGCTTTGGCATTGCGTACCGTGCCGGTATCCTCGGTGTAGCGCCACCTTCACTGCAAGGCAAGATATTCACTGTTCGCTATATTTCGCCGTTGGCCCGTGCGCAACGCCTGGAGGATGTGACCGCGATGGATCGGCTTGAGACGACGCTGATTTCTGAGGCCAACGCTGACCCTGGCGTGCTGGATATTTACGATTTTGAGATTGCTGCGCGTGAACGTGCAGAATTCCTGGGTGTGCCAAAGTCTGTGTTGCGTACACAGCAGAAGGTTGACGAACTACGTAAACAGCGCAAGGCTGTACAGGAAGAGCAACAGCAAAAGCAGCTTGAACAAGGGCTATTGCAGCAAGGCGCTGTCGCTGCGATTAATAAACAGGCAGCGGCTTGATATGGCTACTGGACAAGGAACTGTTACTTTTGATTTTGGTGCACAGCCCGGATCAACTCGTGCAACTGTAACTGGTGTTACAGCAACAGGGATAAGTGCTACAAGTAACCTGGAAATATATATTGGTGGTACTGATACAACAGCAACACATAATGCAGATGAACATCGATTGATTGGTGCTTTGGGTTTTGGAGCCTATCCAACTGTGAAAAGTGCGGGAACATTTGATGCTGAGGCTATTAGTACATTAAGTTTAACAGGAACCATAGCTTGCAGATTTGTGTGGGCTGATTAGGAGATGTTATGGCAGGAATAAAAATTGAATCTGGCGCAAATACACCCGGCTCACCAAATGTAGATTCATCATTTAATCTACAAGTAGTTATCCCGCCTATTAGTACGGCAATAAATATACCTACCTCCACAGGTACGCAAGTAATTGCTCTCAATGGCTGTGCTGGACTAGGAGTCCAGATTCTTTCTGTTGGAACTGGGGGTGTAGTTGTATTTGAAGGGTCTAGCGATAACACAAATTGGACAGCGATGAATGGTGTTGTTAACCCAACTGGGGGTACTGTAAGTGGAGCCTCAGCAGCAGGAGCGTGGCAATTCGATTGTGTAGGGGTTACATATTTCCGTGTTCGTGCTACTGCTCTAACATCTGGTTCAATTATAGGATTCTTGGTAGCAACAGCAAGTGGTAGTATATTTTCAATGGAACAAGGGACTTTATCTGCCGCAACTACCGGTAGTGAACAAGCACTTGTCGTTAGGGCTATCCCTCAATCCAGTACTTTATGCCAATCTGCAACTGCCGCTGCAAATACGGGATTAACTGTAACTCTGCCCGCTGCGGGTGCTGGTCTATTCCACTATATTACAGGCATTGAAATTACTCGTAATGCGACCGCTGCATTAGCTGGTACTGCCACATTGGTGATTACAACAACAAATTTATCAGGCTCAAGAGCATGGTCAGTGGGAAATGCAATGAATGCAGGAGGGACACAAATAGATGTGAATATTAATAGAGATAGCCCTATCAAATCATCAGTTGCAAACACAGCAACGACCATTGTCATGCCAGTACCAGGTGCCGCTGTTCTTTGGCGGTGCAATGTGGATTATTATGTAGGTACATAATGTCATTACTACTAGCCCTTCAAGTAGCTGGCCCATCCCCGATATTTCAACCAGCATGGGCTACACAATGCAACGACATAATTCTGGGTAATACGATGAAAAAGAACGTAGCAGGTCAGACAATCGGGGCACAGCTTATCAGCAAGACGGATGGTAGCCCTGTCACGACCGGCACGACGACAATCTATGTGACTGGTGATGCTGGTACGCAGGCAGTGGGCTCAGTCGGTGCCGGTGTCTGTACGCATGAGGGTAATGGATATTGGTCATACGCGCCCGCACAGGCCGAGACAAACTATGACCTGATCGCTTTTACGTTCGTCAATACCGCCGCTTGCAATGCCTCAATTCAGGCCGAGACTTCTTTTCCTCAAACTGGCGACAGTTTCGCCATTGTCACTGCTGGCGGTACTGGTGACAATGCAGCCATCAAAGCAAAAACGGATTTAATTCCAGCCGCACCAGCAAGCACCACAAATATAACAGCGGCCTCTGGTATTGCTTTGGCTGTTAACCAGCATGTCATTGTAGATAGTGGCACGATTACTACATACACAGGAAACACGCCGCAAACTGGTGATTCATTCGCACGTATCGGCGTAGCTGGTGCCGGATTAACTGCACTTGGTGATACACGGCTGGCTAATCTGGATGCGGCCGTCAGCACACGGCTTGCGACCTCAGGATATACAGCGCCGGACAATGCGACGATTGCCGCAATTGCCAGTTATGTTGATACTGAAGTGGCTGCAATAAAAGCGAAGACGGATCAGCTTGTATTTACAGTCGCTAACAAGGTTGATGCAAATGCACTATTGGGCGGAGGTGGACTTGATGCCGCTGGCGTGCGCGCTGCGATCGGGCTGGCTACCGCAAACCTCGACACCCAGCTTGCAAACCTCGTGATTGTGGCGAAAATACTGCGCAATAAGGTTATCACTGACCCGGCAACAGGCATCCTGACCGTATATGACGATGACAACACGACTGTTTATCTATCGGCGCAGCTTTACAAGGATGCAGCCGGGACAATCACCTATGCCGGGACTGGTGCGGAACGGCGTCAGCGCATGGTATGAGCATTGTTTTGCATGGGCTGGGGCTTGGGGATGTCAGTACGGGTTCATCAATCGTTGCTTTCGGTCTTGCTGGGGACTTACCCGAAGGTGTGCCGATACCCGAAGTGCTTTCATCTGCTGGAATTGAACAGCTTTTTGTGATAGATTACGGATCACAATTTACTCGCCCGTTGACCGAAGCTGAATTTAGGAGATTTCAGACGCTTGTTAAGATGTTGTTATCCGGGCCAGTGCACTTTACAGACCAAAAAGTGAATGGCCGGCCGGGCCTGAAAATCTGGAAAGAACCAATTAAGAGGGCAGCATAGGGGACTTATGAAAACTTCATCGCTATCAAACGCAAAACTGGCAATTCATGAATTGCTTGCATCCGATGCCTACAAGAACAAGTCTCACCCCGATCATGCAAAGACCAGCCAGCAGGTTGCCGATCATTTTAAATTGCAGCAAGCAATGATGGCTAATACTAATACTCAGAACGGAAAACAATGAATCATTTGATTGGAGCAATTCCACGTCATCACTACATTTTTATTGATAGTGAATTTACGCATCAGAAATCAATTGGCTTTATCCCTGCTGTCTGGATAGGTGTAGTTAGTTTTCATGGGAGAATGTGGGGCTGTACCGTAATGCTGGAATCTGGCGCAATTTACCGAAATCTTCCACCACATGCAGTGGCATTCTCGGATAATCCTGAGAAACAATGGACAAACAAGGATGCGCAGGCATGGGATTGTTACGGAGAAACATTTTCATGCATGGAATATTCATATTTGTCTGGCCTTGATGTTAAGGCGCGGTGGAACGGATGGGAAAAAATGGGCGATTATCTGTTTACTGTCGCACCGATTGGTGACGGATATAGTTCATATCCAGAACAGGCCAAAGAATTCTCATTTATTAAATTGAAAAATAACAGATTAACCATCCAGCCTACAAATCATTTACTTTATCGTGATCGTTCTTTTACACGCAATAAGGATATGACATTCCCTACTGAGCTTAAGCGGCAGATGGATGTGTGGAGTTGCGAATGAGCGCACCCGACATTCGCCCCGGCCCGAAAGAATACCTAGAACTATTCGAGACCGACCGGCGCGGCGCGCGCATCCTCGAAGATTTAATCTTGAGATTCTACCGCTCACCACCAACCGCGACGGGAATAGACCGCATACTTAACACACATGAATTTATGGGCCGACGTGAGGTGCTCGACTTTATTGCCAACCAGATCAACCGTGCGAACAACGTACAACCAACCGAAGGAGAGTGAGAATGTTTAAACGAAAATGGTTTTTTCAGAGCGCAGTTGTCGATGGTGCTGATGGAAGCGCTGGTACTGATATTCAGGATGGCGCTGCTGATCCTGCTGCTGGCTCTAGTAATGCTGCACCTGTTAACACTCCTATTACAAATGATGGTACTGGAGAATCTACAGCGCTCGCCACAGGTGCCGCCGCTAACCTTCCGCCACCGGTCGTCATCCCTGAAAAATACCAGGTCAAGAAGCCCGATGGAACGCTGGACATCGAGGCAAGTTCCTTAAAGTTGGCAGAGGCGTATGGACACTTGGAAAAGCGCGTAGGCACCGGTGATCTTCCGCCAAAAGAGGTAGGTGATTACAAAATTAAGATACCGGAGCAATTTCCCGACTGGAAGCCAGCCGATGATCCAAAGCTACAGGCATTTCTGAAAGAGGCGCATACAACCGGAATGACCCAGAAACAGGTTGATGTACTGGTATCAAAGTATATGGAAATTGCCCCTGAGTTGGTGCAAGCCAGTCACAAGATGGATGCGGATGCCTGCGCAGCCGAACTTAAAACGGTCTGGAAAACGGACGATCAGTATAAGTCCGAGGTCGGCAAGGCGTATAAGGCTGCAGTCGGTTATTTCGGCGCAGATGCGGATGCAATCATCAAGGAATATGGCAATGATGCGCGTATCGTGCGCGGCCTGGCTAAACTTGGTAATGAAATGGGCGAGGATAAATCGGTCAACTTTGAGGGCAAGATGGGTCAATCAAGTATTGATTCAATCATGGCATCGGAAGCCTATAATCAGCCGAAACACCCTGATCATGTTCGTGTCAGCACGCAGGTAAGACAGCACTTTGAGAAGCTGGCTGCGATTGCCGAGAAGGCAGGTGCTTCTCCAGCCTTGTAATTTTGGCAGGTCTCCTCAACCGCATCAGCCAGTGCTTTTATAAGCATAGTCGGATGGTTGACAAAAAGCTCATTTAGATGGGCTTTTTTCATGCCCCTAAAGAAAGTCAAGAATTTGCACACGCTTTATCATATTGTGACGCTCACAGACCCGGCATGGAGCCGGATACTCTGAGCAATTTCCCGCATCTTGATGCAGTAAGCCCGTATCAAGAACGTAGCAGGCCCGGATAACCGGACACCCTGAGAGGCTGAAAAATTGAATATCAACCTTTTAAGGAGTAACTATCATGGCTGGAGAAATTACAAATGCCTTCGTGCAGCAATGGGACACGAGTATCCGCACGGCTGCGCAACAAAAAGATTCACGCTTGATGAAAGCGGTAACAGATCGCGGTACAATTACTGGCGACGGGTTCACGATCAATAACCTGGGAACTGTTGAACTGGATGCAAACACAGTGCGCCACGGCGATACGGAATGGGGCAACATTGACCATACAAACCGACTGGGTGTTATGCAGGACTTCTATAAGGCCTTGCCGCTGGATCGCAACGACATTCCGAAAATGATTGTCAACCCCGTAACCGGTGGCGACTACATGAATCAGTTGATTACTGCGCGCAATCGCAAGGTTGACTCAATTATTTATGCGGCATTGGGTGGTACGATCAACAGTAAAGACGGTGTGACAGCGAACGTATTGCCAGCAGGCCAGAAGATTGCGGTAGGCGGTACGGCATTCACAAAAGCAAAGATCATCCAGGCGCGTTCTATCTTCCGTGCAAACGAAGCAGACGATGAAGCTGGCGAAGAGTTGTTTATCATGTACAACGACAAGGCAATGTCGACAATCTTGTCCGATACAACGCTTACGAGCTCTGATTGGGTATCAACCCAGATGATTCAAGACGGCAAAGTTGCAACGAAATGGCTTGGCTTTACATGGATTCCATATCAGGCCATGACGCTGGTATCGACTACATACACCTCATTTGCATGGTGTAAGTCTGGGGTACATCTTGGCAAGGGATACGAAGAGGGCAACGTGACTCGCCGCGGCGACAAGAAGGACTTGTGGCAGGTTTCTATGGGTGCTTCATACGGTGCAGGCCGTCAGGACGAGTTTAAAGTCGTTCAGATTGACTTTACCGCATAATAAATGACCGGGGCTTAGGCTCTGGTTTTTGCGAAACTATTTATTTTTAAGGAGCAATATCATGGCAGAAATTAACAGCGCACAAGCAGCACTCGTTGCAGCAAACCAGAAAATCAACCACTATGATCGTGGTCGCGTTCGTACTGCAATTGTCACAACCCCAGCAACATTTGCACAATTGGCTATTGCTGACACGATTGCCGGCGGGCAGATTATCCCAAAAGGCAGCCGAATCATTGGCTGCCGAATCGGTAATGGTACGGGTACAGCATCATGCACAATCGCAGTTGGATTGCGTAAGACGGATGCAGCAAAAACGATTGTCAGCGCTACCGCGATTGCAATTCAAACTGCAATTGCTACCGCAACGACTGTCCCAACAGTTGCCAACAATGGCACCCTGATCGCAGCTGGTGTTGATGCAGTTACGACAGAAGATGACGAAATTTACTTGACCGTGGCCGGTGCAGTACTGGCCGCTAATCAGGACGTTCGCGTCGAGGTTGATTACGTCGAGAATTAATTTTTTGCAGTCCCCTCGGTGAAAGCCGATTTCAGCCCGGCGCATTATCACGCTGGGCTTTTTTTTAAGGTGGTACCATGACATCAGC